CCGAACTTAAAGTTTGTACCCAAAGCAGTAAAACCACCCTCAAAGTAAAATATCTTTTCGTAATCATATATATCGTAATCATCAGCAATAAAGTTTATATCTCCGGTAATAGTCCACATATCAACAGAACCATAGGTGTTAAACTCTGTTCTAGCATTATCTTTATAGGTTTTTTTGGCGTAGATACTACCTGTGCCTTCTATTTTAGGATAAACACCATCCATAAGTGTAATAGTATAAGCATTAAAATCAAACGTAGTATTTTGCCTACTTGTATCGTCTAAAAATATAGAACCGGAATTAAATGTGTAGTATACATGACTTTTACCCGAAGTAAAACTTACACCCGCACCATCAAAACCCGTAGTAGTCGGGGCAGAAATAAAATCAAACTTAAGTGCGTGGTCTGCGTCTAAGAAAGATGTAGCACCTGCTGTAAGACTACCTGTATTTATAGTAGTAGTTCCACCCGTGCCTATTGATGCACTAAATGCTTTATCAACTAATATTCCCCCTAAAGTTCCCGAAGCAGGAAATGTGCCTGTGAAAATACAAGGATGCTCTGCTTTATCGTCAAAGTTTATTACGTCTGTGTTTGTTGGAACAGCAAGAGATGTTGAACCGTTAAATTGAACCCAATTTTCTTTTACTGTTGGGTCAGATGGGGAAGCCCCACCTACTTCATAACCACCCTTCCAATAATGTATACTCGGCATTTATTTCCCTCACTTAACTTGTAAGTGAGCCGGATAATTCGCCGCTTGTAGTACCACTCACTTTGGATGAAGTACCTTTGACATAGAATGCCGTACCACCCTTCTCTTCTATTAGCGCAACTGCTTCTGCCGCTTTCTTCTCAAACGACTCTAGTTGTTTATTGAATCTAATATCTTGTGTTCCTTGTTCTTTTTCCGGTACTACTGCCGGTATAGTATCTATGAGAACACGTAGGCAATCACAACATACTAATAATTTTACAGCCGATTCTCTTAATGCTGTGGTGGGCGCATTGTCGGCAGTAACACCAACATAACCCGATACTCTTGATTTCTTATTTATTTCTGCGATTCTAATGTTAAGATACTCTATAATAGTAGCACCATTAAGCCCTCTTGGGCGATTTAATAAGTCTCTAATTACTCTAGGAGAAATACTTGTATCTCCAACGGTTGCGCCTTCATCGACAACCAATTCTCCCATATCAAATGACATTTTTTAACCTCACGCAAACCTTGTCTCATAGTCCGTTGGAACATCAATAACTACCATGTTACTTGAAGGTTTCTCCGAACGGCCTACGATAACAACTCTGCGTGTTGCTAAAATCCTATCTGTCATTTCACTTGGCGGCAACCAATAAAGTGCCTTTCTAGGTGAATCCAATAGAATAAGGGGGTGTTCTGCAAATCTTGAACCTGCATTACGGTGAACTCTCACCATATAGCCGTTTCCTTCTTTCCAAAACTTAAGCCTGTGTTGCATAGTCGCTACATCAGCATCTTCGGGTACTAAAATACCCGCTTCTTTTAGTTGTGTTACAAGAGAGGCTTTAGACGGCTTCTTTGGGGAAGCCGCCTTAGCCTTTGTTTTCTTCTTGCTAGAAGTCTTTTTAGTTTCTTTAGGCATTTAACCACCGTGTATTTAAGCACGGACTCCGGTTAACTTTAGAATCCTGTGGGATTTGTTAGCAGAAGCGCCATCTTGGTGTTCGTGGATAACGCTACCCATGTAACCTGTCAATAACCAATCGAATCCTACACCGGGAATACGTGTTAATTCTGTTTCTTGGAATCCTGCACCGTTGTAAGTAAAGAACTCTGCTGTTTCAGCACCCGGTACTAGCATCAAAGCATCGTTACCGATAGCGTTACCGCTTCCGTAATCTCTTGTGTAGTATATTTTTAGGGATGCGATTCTAGCCAAGTGGTCTCCTAGAGACTCGACTACGTTTCCGTATAATGTTGTGTTTAGGATAGCACTTCTTTTATCAGCAGGAAGAACCAAAGCAAGTGGTTCATTACCGCTAACCTTTGCGTTAGCAAAGATGTCATCCATACATTTTAGAATGTCGCCTTCTTCGTCAGCACTTGCATGACCCATAACTTGTGCCGAAGCAACTGAGTTATCTGCACCTGCGTATAGTGTCTTTAGTATGTGGTTGTCAATTGTGTCAGCCCTTGCACGAACAATTCCAAGTTGTTGCCTGTCAATGTTCTCAAAGGATTCGCCTCTTAGCCTTACAGCGTCTAGGAAAGTAACACGACCTTGACCCTTCTCAAGTTTGGTACTGTAATTCTGTGTACCAATGTTTGTTGGGTCAGTTAGTGCAACATCATCCAATGGATATGTGAAAGAACCTACTACTCCTGTGTACCATGTAAATGATAGCCACGGAACGCTTCTAACACCAACTAGGTCGGTTGCGATAGCGATTGTGTTTGATTGTAGTTGGATAAAGTCTCTTAGAGTTTGCTCTAGGACTGAATCTCCGGGCGCAAATGGCCCTACGGCTGCTGTTGGGTTTAATATTTCTTCTAATGTACTGTTCATAATATCTATCTCCTTTTATTTCTCCATTTTAAGTCTAACACCAAACAGGTATTAAGTCTCCTGCTGCGATTGCAGTCTCATCTCCACAGTAGTAACCAACTAAGGTTGCGCTGTTTGAGGAATCATCATCAACTGTTCCGTTTGTACCGGAAGTCTGTGCTAAGTATATAGGTAGTCCAAACTTAGGTGCAGCAATTGTTCCTGCTGCCACAAGGTAAACTAATCCGTCAAGAGGAAGAACAGATAATGTTGCTGTTCCTGCCGCTTCTAATTCTCCATCTTCACCACGTGAAGATTCAGCCGCAGAGTAACCGATAGGTGTATCGTCTACTGATGCGGTCTTTTGTAATCCGCTTGCGTCATACTTTACTAGGAATCCTTTTCCTGCAAAAGTTTCTTGTATATCAACTGCGTGTCTTGGGTCATTTCCTGAATATTGTACCATCTTAGTTCATCTCCTTTAGTGTATCGTAGCGGTGAGCCTTCATTCTTCCTTTCTCATCACCTGCGAGTGTTTGATTCCATGCACTAGCCCAAGCATTGTATGCTTTTGCGTACATTTTTTCATCGTTGCTAACCATTCTTCCGTTAAGATAGTTTGCGACCATAGGAGTATCTTCGGAAGCAACTGCTGCATCTGCAACAGGTTTTACTTCTGATTCCACAGGTGTCATCTCAACAGGTGTTGGTTCGGGGTGGGATGCTTCCCAAGAAGCGATAAGAGTCTCAAGTGTAGGTGTTGACAAATCTTCGTGTCCTGACATACCTAGTTCGGTAGCCTTAGATACTAAAGTTGTTCTAACATCTTCTACTCTTTGAGCCTCAACTGCTTCGTATTCTGCAATTCGGCTGTTAGCGAGAACTAAAGCCGCTTGTACGGACTCCATCTCGGCTTCATAATTTATTTCTGTTTTATCTTCTTCGGTCATAGCAATCACCTTTGGTTGATTCTGTTCAGAGATTGAATGACCTATAAAGGTTTGCGAAGGTTTACTCGCTATTGGTAATTCTTCGTCTAATTGTTTCCTTTGTATTGATTCTACGTTTGCTCGCTCATAAGCAGGATTTACTACTAATGCTAAGTGGTCGAAAGTGAAATCTTCCCCAAAAGTTAATCCTTCATCCGAAGCCTCGACAGGAACGCCGCTACCCCCAATTGATACGCCATAACCATCCTCTTTCCATAATCCCTCTTCTAAACTTGGGAATAATCTTGCTTCTGTAACGTGTGCTATATATCTAACTTCGTAACCTGTTGCTGTTGTAAAGAAAGAAGCACCTACTATTCTTCCTACTGTTGATTCTTCTATACTATCTGTACTTCTTGTAAATCCTGCGCCGTTTTCATTAGCGGCAGGATGATATAATGTAACATCAGAGTTTTTCATCTGTTCTGCAACAGCCTTAGCACCCTGTGGTGTTAGAGACCAAGAGTTTTTATTCATACCTTCGTGGAATGCTATACCCCTTATTTCATAAACAGTTTTTCCTGTCTCTGCAATTAACTTTGCTTCGACTTCATTAATATCTAAATCAAGTGTTACTGATATTACTTTACATTTACCATCGACCATTTCTTTACCCGGCGGGCAAGAATCGTAAGCGGCTTCTGCATCACATGATGATGCTTTAGCGCATTTTTCTTGTGTAGTGCAAGAGGAACATACTTTGTACTCTGCTTCGGCTTTTTGTCCGATAGGAATGCAGTTAGGTACTTTTCTACCGTTTTTCATTTTCATACCGTATTGTTCGTAACCTTCTGTGCATGGGTCATCTTTATCTTTTGCTTCTGCATTTTTATCATTACAACCGCAACCTTGTTCTGCCTCGACCTTTTTTCCACCACGCCATTGTCTGCAAGACCAATAACGTGCCTTCCATTTTGGGCCGGGAGAATCACAACTATGTCGAGAACGGAATGCTTTTCTTCTAGCAGGGTCGTCTCTTTTTATTTCCATGTTAGGGTCGCCAAATCTTACAATGACTACATTACCGCTACCATTTTTAGTATAAACTCCGAACTTTTTAGAGCCACCCTTTGTACGAAAAGGCTTATTGAGAGTAACTTTACGCCCTTGATACTCTGCGGCTGTAACATCTTCTTCGCCCCATTCTTCATACGCAACAACAGCACCTTTACATCCGCAACCGCAATCTTCGGAAGCATATTTCTTCTTTTTCTTTTCGTCATCGTAGTACCCTTCTACTTCGTGATTTTCATGTGCTTTATCTTGGTCGTTAAACTTATGCCCTTCGTGTGCTTTCATACATTCTTCTTTTGAATATCCTGCTTCTTGACACCTAGACATATATTCATCATGGCTTTCAGAATCTTTAGGTTTTGGTTCTGCCGCTACTTGGTTACAGTCGCAACTCATAACCTTATGGAGAAAGCGACTGTCTTATTAAAGTTATACATTAACAAGGTTTTATTTTACTTTTTTATTTGTAATTTGGTATGCTTCCATGTCTAGTGTATGTTGTTTTTGCATCTTTTCCATTTCTAGGTCATGTTTCATTTTATACTCTTCCAATAATCTTACGTGAGTCTTTTCAGCATCAGTTGCTTGAACATCAGCAGAAAGTCTGTCGGGTAATACTGCGATTTTAGCACTTTCTTTACCCTTAAATAAATCTAGTACACTTGTTATGATAAGAAGTGCCGGACCACCCAATAGACCAATAACTGTAAGTTGTGAATCGGATATATCACGTTGTTCGACAATACTAAAATAGGATGCTGTTGCCGCTATAACTACCCAAGCCATAACTACACCCATACCAAAAGTCAGCATGAGTGTTTCATTGGGGTTTGTCAATTTCATCTCGGACATAGACTTCTTCAACCTCTTATGTTTAATAAATGTTTCAATCCTTTTCTTTGTTTCTATATAGAGAACTAAGAAAATTATCAACCCAAGAAGAATCATATAAGACTCCTCATAAGTAAATCTATCGTATACTAAACTCATTCAATCATATCCGAAGCACCGTCTTGTGAGTTTTCTCTCGGCAACTCTCCGGTTTCCGGTGCGGTTTCTGTCTTTCTATCTTCACCGTCTTTACCTATTGTTGGTAGGCTTAACATATCTAGTGTCTGATTCAAAGTCATTATACCTGCATCGTACCCCATAACTGCTCTTTGCATAATATTTAGCGGTGTTTCGCTATCCATAGCCTCAAACTTTATGGTCGGTAAGTCTTGCTTACGATACTCAATACCTAACAGGTCTAAGTGTGTCATAAATATTTTTGTTGCGGCTTCGGAAAGTATGCGGTGCATACGGCTTATTGCCTGTACCGCCCAAAGGTTTGCGTTGTAAGTAGCGGCAAAGGTTGAACCTTTTTCTTGCCCTGCGGCAACTCTAGGTACTTGTAGTACAGCCGCAATATCTGCGTTGATTGCGTCTAAGAAACCTGTGTTGTTTGGTACTGAATTACCTACGTCAACATGATGTAATTCCACGTAATGAGGAAGAACAGGTATTTGGTCGCCACGTAACCCCTCAAAGAGTTTTATGACCTCATCCATAATGTGCCTTAACCGTTCATTTTGCTCAACAGGGTCTTGTATGTGTTCAATAGCAGACTTGTCAATAGTAATAAACTGCTTTGTCATAGAATCTTCAAGACTAATACGGTTATTCATGCTGTTATACTTCATTCGTATAGGTTGTTTAAGTGAAGTAAATCTACTTGCGCCCCAAACACCGTATGTTCTGCGAAGTTTATTGTCGGTAAACCAATTTGACCTTGCATCTATCTTAACGTGTAGTATTTCTTTAGCAGGAATTGCCCTTTCGTATGATGTTGCCTCACGAACCATGTATGTAGTAGCGTTGATGATTGGGTTATCTTCGTCAGCAACAAAGTAAGAGCCTAATCCGCCTCTTTCGTCAACAATGCTTATTTGTTTTACGGGTAAACTTTGTATGTTTGTTACACCTACTCCTTGCTTACCTACTATTTTGTTAATATCATTTCCGTACACCATAAGATTACGCATAGCATTAATCATAATGTCGTCAAACTCTATGGTATCTTCGACTAAATCACGAATAGCATTTCGTATTTGTGAGTTTTTGCCCCGTGAGTAATTTATCTCATAGTTGTTAGCGGTAAGAGAAACAGCACGAACAGCACCATTTAGTTCGGGGTCTAACTTTAGCATATTGTCGTAAAGGTCAAACTCATTGTCGTGGTTACTGTCTTTTCTCAATCTTTCAGTATCACGTACAATATCGGGTACGCCCGCTACTGCATTGAAATCTTCTTGCATTATACCTACCCTTTGTCTTTCTAACATCGGGTTTTTTATCTCTTCTTTAGCAAGTAACCCGAATAGATTCCATGCTTTGCGCTTCTCGGCCATATTTATTAATTTTATGGGTGTCTTTTAATGTTTGTGGTATTTATTTTATTATTTTTACGTTTTTTAAAAAGAATTAAACGCTTTACTGCGCTATTATTTTTTATTTTTTTAATTATTTCAATAGTATAGAGAAATTACCTACGGTAATTAATAGGTAAGAAGGGGCTACTACCAAACATACCATTGAAGAAATAGAAGAAATTAATTTTAGGCTTGCAGTACAGCGTTTTATTTATTTTGTTATATGGTAAAAGTATTAAAATAATAAACAAAACTATTATATGCCTTCCTAGACGGGTTAGTAATATGAGTGAATCACGAAAGCAATATTTTGCCGGTGGTACTGAATTAATAGAGAAGTTTGCGAAAGACCGTCATTGGTCGTCTGTAACAGAAATGGCTACATTTTTAGCCGAAGTAGAGCCTTTGAGAACCTATCAAGGTTGGAGAGGCGCAATAAACAGGTGGATAGCAAAAGGTAACAGCATAAATAACCTAGAAAACTATCAAGATACTTCGACATCAGCAACACGCATATATTATGATAAATCTAATGATAAGTATATTGTACTTTTAGATTCTTATGATGGTATGTTAGTAATAGAGGGCGAAAAACACCGTGCTATGAAAAAGGCATACTCTGATGTTGGCGGTGGTTTGACCTATGAAGAAATGGCTAGAGAGTTTGATATGCCCGCAGTTTGGGTTAGTGAATATATCCGTGT